GGACCCATCGGGACCGACGCCAACGTCCACCTCGGTGTCCGCGCTGTCGAACACGCTGGTGCGGGTGGGCAAGAAAAACACGCCCGCCAACACGCGGTCTTCCGTCGTCGTGGCGTCAATGACCGCCCAATCCGAATTCCCCCAAACGGTCCCGGCGCCCGCCACGGTGATCGGGGACGCGGCGGCCGGACTGACGAACGTCCGATTTGTGGTCTGCTGAATCAGCGCAATCGGCATGCGGTTAGATGCGCACCGTTAGCTGCAGTTGCAGCCGGGTCACGGTGGACGCGCTGTTGACGTTGAAGCGCAGAATGTCCCCCGCGAGCAACGTCGTCGTCCAGCCCGCCAAGACCGTGTCCTGGGCTTTCACGCCACTGAGGAGCGTCGGGAGACTCCCGCCGGTGATCGTCTCGGTGGCCGTCGGTGGAAACGCGGCATAGGTCGAGCGCCACACGTCGAGCACGGCGGACCCATCGCGGTCGGCGAGCACCGTCCACTGCGTGATCACGCTATTGCACGGGATTTCGAGATCGCCATAGATGCCTTGGGTGATCTCGGAGCCCGCGCACGTTTCGATCGTGATGCCGTAGGTGGCGGTGCGATCGAGCGCCGCAGCGGGATTGAGATAGATGTGGTCCTGGGTCCACACCTCGCCGCCGGTGGCTGTCTTGACGACGAACTTGTAGTCGACGGCGGGGTCGATATAAATCCCCGGCGCGACCCCGCTCGACGACAACACGATCGGGTTTTCGTTGGCGACGAGCAGGTCCTTGTCGTTATAGGTCGCGACCGGCGTCGTCGTCCCCGCATAGTAGGTGTAGATCAATCCGCCATCGAGCACGTGACCGTCAGGTCCGAAGATCTGGAGTCGCGGCAGCGGAACGAGGGCGCCAATCGGCATAGTCTTAGGCTTCCTTCCAGTGCAGTAACGTCATCGCGGACTGCACGCTATTTCCAGCCTCTTCGACGAAAAAGCCGATTTCGTCTGGCGTGATGAACGCCGTGCGCGATTCGCTCAACGCATCGAGCCAGGTCTGGCCGTCATACGAGACACTGAAAATGCGGTTCGTGTTGTTATCGGTAATGCGGAGCCACGCCAGCGACAGCGGACTGATCGGCGTGCTGAGCGTGGCGATCGTCGAGTTGAACGACGACGGACTATTGAAGCGCTGCACAATCCAACTGAGCCCGCCGTTGTTGTTTGCGACCCACCGAATCAAATTGCCGCTGCCCGAGGCGCGCAGCACCAGCCCCATGTCCTGGCTGGTCTGCAGGTGCGGGATGAAGCCAATCGTCACGCTATAGGGCGCCGTCGGGACAGCTTTTTTACGAATCCGCATGTTGTTGCCGGAATTCGCGGGCGCGATGAGGGTGACGCCGCCGGAGGTCGTCGAGACCGAGGCGCCGCCTTGATTGACCCAGGCGAAGTCGCCGTTGATGGGGGCGGTGAGCGGGAAGAGTGGCCCCCAGGGCACCCAGGCCGAGCCGCTGTAGCGCTCGATCGCAAAGCCATTGTTCGGCAGATAGAGATCGCCACTCGCGGGCGATCCGGGTTCGCTGCCCACGGCGCCCGTGCTCGTGGCATTGCCCGAGCCCGTGATCGCCACATTGGCCGCCGAGGTCACGCGCCCCTGCGCGTCTACGACCACCTGCGCGACATGCGTGGCGTCGCCATACGTGCTCGCCGAAACCCCGGAGGCGGCCAGTGTCGTCGCCGTGCCGCCACTGGTCGTCACATCGCCCGTCAGGTCCGTATTGGTGACCGAGGTCGCCCCGGAGAACTTGGCGAGGTTGCCGGAAGCAGGCGACCCGGTCGTGGTGACCGTGCCCGCGCCCGCGCCCGTCGACAGCGGGCCGGTCCACGTGTCAGTCGCCGTGCAGACATAGAGGCCTGCGCTCGCCCCCGTCTTGACAAACAACGCGCCCGGTAAACACGTCGCAGGCAGGACGGCGCCGCTGAGAATATGCGTCGCGCTCACTGTTCGATCTCCGCGAGCGTGACCGTGGTCCCATTGATGCGGGCTTTGACCGAGATGAGTTGCGTTGGACTCGTGCCGGTGCGCACGACCCAGAAGGTGTCATCCGCCGGAGCGACGGGGTCGGCCGTCAACACCGTCGAGGTCCCGCTGCTGCCGCCGCTGCCGCCCATCGTCGCCAACACCTGTGACGGCCCGGTCTCGAAGCGCACCTTGAGTTGCGTGTTCCCGCTGCCGTCGTCCTCGGCAAAGAGGCGATAGCCGTTGGCCAGCGGCGCCGCTGGTTCGGTGCCTTCCGCGCCTTGCAGATAATCCCCGAGCGTGAGGCGCTCGACCGAGAGCGTGTTGGTGTTTTTGGCAAAGACGAACGTCGCATCGCCACCCAGTTCCCCGCCGTCATTGAACTGCACAGCGCCGTCCGGCTCTCCGAGCGGAAACAGTTCGCGCACCGTAAAGAAGCCGACCCGGCCTCCCTTGGTCGCGTAAATGAGCGTCAGGGTCTGATTGGGCGTAATGACTTCGACGAGCTTCAACAGAATGGGCTGCCACACATCGGTGACCTTCCCACTCTGAATGACGACGAGCGGCGACTGGAGATCGAAGTAGGGCGCGGGACTCATGACCGGCTCACCCGCAACCCTACCCAGAGATTGACCAGGCCCGTGATGACCGGGTCCGACGCCCGGAGCCGATAGTTCCGGCCCACGCTTTGCCCGAGTTGGCGCCAGCGCACCCGCGTCATCCCCGCCCCAATCTTGCCGAGCGAGGCCCAGTATTCATTGCTCCACGTCTCGCCGTTGTCTTCCGACCAATCGAGCATCACTTGCGGATCCGACCCTTGTCCGCTGATGAGCCCCACGCCGGTGAGGGCTTGTAGTTCGAGGACGTCATGCACGGCGCGTAAACGGCCGGTCTCGATGCGCGGGGCGATGCGCTCCCACACCTTCGGGTCGCCGTCATCGCTGGTCGCGGTATCGGTCAGTTCGTAGAGCTTGCCGTCGCGGCGGGAGCCGACATAGTGCCGATCAAACACGTAGGCGTGCGTGAGCCCGAGATGCGCTTCGTAATCGGCTTCAAACGCATTCCAGTGGCCGCGCTCGTGCCAGAGATTGGTGCCCGCATCCCAGACCCAGGTCGCATTGCCGGTCGGGAACTGCACGACGACAAAGCTGTGCGTGTCCTCTTCGTAGCACCACACGCGCGCGTCGTCGACCCGCTCGTATTGACTCCACTGGTATTCGACGGCCGCCGTCGACACGTTGTCGACTTCGTAGCCCTTGACGGCGACGAAGGTGCGCGCGCCGCGTTCATTGGCAGCCAACCAGAAGAGCGTGTCGCTGGTGCGCGTGCAGGAGAACGCCGCCCCGCACCCATTTTCCAGAATGACGTTCGGGATCGGGGACAACGGATTGAGGTTGTCGCCGTTGTTGTACCAGGGCTCACTCCGCTTGGTCCCGAGCAACCACAAGACGCGGCGATCGACCGCAATGGCGACGAGCTTGTCGGAGGTCAGCGACTTCTGCGCCACATCCACGCCGCTCCATGTGGACCCGTCTTCGAGCGCCGAGAAATGAATGCGGGGGCTGTCGGCTTCGAGCACGACAAAGTAGCCCTCGAAGAACACGCCCATCGTGACCGAGGTCGGAAAATCGGGGTCGGTAATCTGCGCGATGGTGTCGGTCGACAGATCGTAGATGTAGCCCTTCCCGGCGGAGGTGAGGAGCATCTGCAATCCGCCCTCGCCATTGCTGGAGAAAGTCACGGCCCCGCCATCGTCCTCGACCGTGCCGCGCAGCACGCTGGTATCGTCGTCGAAGACCTCGTAGACCCCGTCTCCCGACACGACCCAGAGCCGACCGTCTTGCGCGAAGGCGGCGCGATGCGGACCGGTCCCGAGCGTCAGTCGCCGGGTTAAGCCGGGCGCCAATAAGAACGCGCCGATGTTGGTGCCGGTGCCGGTCTGCACCGCTTCGGGCACGAGATTGACCGCGCGCTCGCAATCGAGCGTGCGAATCTGTGACCGATACGTCGGTCCGACAAACCCGAGTACCGGGGTAAGCGGGCCCGGCATTACCGGCGATACCCGTCGCTGTAAATGTTGTACTTGCCCGGCCGACTCAGCGCCGCATTGTCGACACGCAACGCGTCCTGGAAACTGTTATTGCGCTTGACCTGGCCCAGCGCTTCCGCCGCCTTGCGCATCAAATTCGGTGTCACCTCGGCGCCGTAGCTGTCGGCGAGTTCGAGCGCCATCTGCGTCGTCAGCATGCGGCGATAGCCGCGCGGAAAGGCGTATTCGGTATCGAGGTCCGCGAACTGGCCCACCGATTCCGACGGCAGATAGAGCACCAGTTGCACGGTGCCGACATTGGGGACCGGCACGAGCGTGATCGTCCCGAGCCCGGCCGTGTTCCACCCCTGATCGAAGTAGAGCGCCATCGGCAGACGGCTCTGCAAACTCTTGACGGCCCAGCGCGCGTATTCGAATTCGGAGAGGAGTTGCAGTTCCATCTCGACCGGTTGCGTCGCGGTCGTGTCGAGCACGATCGTCGCCACATCGATGAAGAGCGGACGTGGGGAGACATCGATGGCGCCGCCCGGACCGATCGTGTATCCGCCGACGCCGCTGGTGAGGTCCTTGGTCACGCGCGTGCGCGTGAACATCGACAAGGTCGCCGCGCCAAATGCATCGGCCCAGTCGTTGAGGACATCGAGGGCGGCATCGGCTTTCGCGGCCGGGAGTTGCTCGCCGGGATGAAAGACGCCAAGGCTCTGCAGCGCTTTGACGATGACATAGCGCGCCGAGACGCCGCGCACCGTCGCCGCCGGTTGCACGGTGTTGACGTTCTGGTCGTCCCCTTCCGGCTCGATGTCGTATTGCTCGTCGCAGGGATCGGCGCCCGTCGCTTCCGCATGCAACAGCAACGGACCCAGCGTGTCGGAATCCGCCGCGTTGCCCGCGATCTTGTACCAGCCGTTGCCGACTTCACTGACCGTGCCCGCCGGAGTCGCAAACGCGCCGCCGTTCTTGCTGATCGTGACGACGGGGGTGGCGCCGGTGACCGGCGTAATGTGGTCCGCCGAGGAGACGAGCAGAAAGAGGAACGGCTCGGTGGTGCTCGCTTGGGTGATTTCGTACCCCACTAATCATGTCCTCCGTGCCCGCCATGCGGGCGCGATCCCACCCGGTGCGTGAGCGTCCGGCGGAAGAACAACCCGATTCCAGGCCCCGTGAGCGTCGGCGGATAGCCGGTCAGCGTGATCGTGCCCGCCGGGATGGCACGCACCTGGGAGATTTGCCCGGCATCAGGGGCTTCTCCTGTAAGTACGACACTTCCACACGGGACATCCACCGCAAACGCCAGGCTCGCCGGTTGGCCCGTCAGCACCAGTTCCGCTCCGGTCTGCTGCGTCATCGCGACGAGCGTCGGCGCGTAGCCGGTGAGCACGAGATCGGTGTTGAAGACCCCGATCGTGACGGCGGTGCCCTGGACCGGGAAGGCCGTCAGCCCCGTGCCGGTGAGGGTGCCCGCCGGGATGGCGATCGTGAAGGCGAGCGTCGGCGCCTGCCCGGTGAGCGTGAGGCTCCCCGCCGGGATCGCGGGCCTGCCGTCGATGCTGAGTGCGGGCGCCAGGCCCGTCAGCGTGATCGCTCCGGCCGGGACCGCGCGCGTGCCTGCATCGATGCGCAGCGGGGCAAGCCCCGTCAGCGTGATCGTGCCGACGTTCATCCCGATCTGATGCAGCAGCGCCGGAGCGCGGCCCGTCAGCGCCAGGACCGCATTCTGCGACGAGAGGATCGGACTGACCCCGTTGACCGGCTGCGGCACCTGGCCGGTCAGTGTGATCGCGCCCACGCCCAGCGTGATCGTGACCGCGAAATTCGGCGCCCGACCCGTGAGCGTGAGTGAGCCTGCGGGGAGCGCCAGCGGGATATTCTGCGGACCCGCCGGAGTCGAACCCGTGAGCGTGATCGACCCCGCCGGAACCGGACGCGTCCACGCCGGAGTCAGCACGAGCCCCGTGCACGTCAACGCGCCGAACTGCGGGCTGATGAGCACCGAGGCGCCGGTGA